ATTCGACGCCGGGTGTGCCGCAGTTGTGGGCACAAGTTTTAAACGATAGAAGTTCTGTACGAGCCTGAGATGCACACGAGAGAGAAGCTGGAAAAGTTTATGCGAGAGCGTAAACGCCCCACAACCACAGCCGTGTTAGCGGCGTATTTCATGGTGTCCAGTGGCACCATCAACAAACTGATGAAGGACTTTGAAGATGCCGGAAAAGTCAAACGCACAAAACTCGCGGGCGGCAAAAACCAATGGAGTTGGAACCACTTGGCCGTTCCCCCTAAGCCCGCTCCAGTACGACCCAACGAACCCGCCCCCGTTATCGGAAAAAAAATCCCGCCGACGCCCAGCTACGCCCACATTCGCGGCTATGATGACTGAACAAGGAGATGCGCCGTGGTAAACGACAGAATGCAAAACGCATACGAACTTGCACAGCGATGCTGGGGCAAAGCCTATGCCGCCGCTCCGGAGTTTGTAGAAAAATATCTGGAGTTGGCAGACCTGCTTCTTACGTCTAAACCCACGGTTCTTGGCGATGAGTTCCGTGAACACTGCCGTGCTAATAGCTTGTACCGTCCTAAAGAGCTGCACCCGAATGTTTGGGTGTCCGGGGTTAAAGCTCTGCAACTATTAGGATGGATCTCCCCCATCGCTAGGGTTGAGCCAAAACAAAAACACAATCACATGCCGGTGGTGATGATGTGGCGCAGTGAATTATACGGAAGGTCTAAACATGAAAACGCTGAATGACATGGAAGCTATGCCTGCCGACGAAATTCAGGCAGGTGGCACCCATTACAAAGAGATGGGCGTACAGCCGTGGACGGTGATGGAAGCCGCATTAAGTCGCGTGGAGTTCATTGGGTACTTGAAAGGAAATATCATCAAGTACGGCATGCGGCAGGGGAAGAAAGATTCTCCGGATGCGGAGAAATGTTTGCATTACATCCAGAAGCTGAAAGAGTTTAAAGAGATGGACTTCTGATGTACCGCAACAAGAAGTTGTTAGAGCTTGTCAGGCAGTCTCCGTGTCAGCACTGCGGTGTCAGAGATGGCACCGTGGTTGCTGCACACAGCAATCAACTCCGTGACGGCAAAGGCAGGGGGATTAAAGCCCATGACTATCGTATTGCTGCTCTTTGTTATAGATGTCATGCTGATCTCGATCAGGGTGCATCTCTAAGCCGTGAAGAGCGTGTAAACATGTGGGAAGAGGCCCACAGGAAAACCGTGGGCTGGCTCTTCGACAACAACTTTATTTTGCCTGCTTCTTGAGATATTGGATGTTGGCAGTGAGCTGTTGCTCCATCTTGCCAATACTCACAAGCGCATCCCGTTTAGCATCCGCATCCATGCTAGAGATCCGGATGGTGTTCTTCATCTCCCGGAACTGCTTCATGGTCTTCTCAAGATCATTGATGTAATCCCGGGTAGCCAACAGCCCGATATTTTCCCGGGCAAACTTCCCATAGTTTTCAAAGTCCTGAGAACGCTCCAAGAAGTTCGTGGTGCGTACCGCCTCATCGACACTGTGCTTTAACTCATAGTAGCCAGTGACCGTGCCACGCGCTTCCGGATCTAACAGGAACCGGCGGATCACCGGCATCTGCTCAAATCGTTTAGACGCCTTGGGTGACTGAGCGTTCATTCCTAAAAATGAATCGACCAGATCCACGGCGTACATCCCCATCGTGCCGCTGTACCCTTGGATTAAATGATCCAGCTTCATCGGGGAGATTCCGAGGCTCTGACCAATGGCAGCAGACATCCTTGAGGTGTTGGGGCCAACCTGATATTCAGGCGCAACATCCTCTAAACCTTGGCCGATGATCGGGCGCCCGGTAAAGAAGGAGTGATTTACACCCACCTCCAACATCGGATTGATGATCTGCGGGAATCCCACGGCGAAGGTGCTGTGAAGCTGTCTGCCCATTGAACGAAGGAAATCTTCTCCGGTGTCTGAGCCGAATGCGTATTGCATGATCCGCTCAGGTACAACCTTGAACATGAAGCCCACCTCGAATGCGATGGGAATCTTAATGCCCAGAGAAGGGATCAACCAATAGTTATCCCGGGTTTCCTGCTCCTGCTTTTTGTAATCATCATCATCATGGGTCATAGCCCAATACATCGTGGCCAGTCCCATCATCACCATGCCGCGAGTCCAGAATGTTTTAAAGCGTTCGCGTTCTGCATCGGTGGTGTCACTGGCCAGTGCAGGCCTGATGCCAGTACGGTAGAGAACATCTAAACCCTGAATCCGGGCGTTCATAAACGGCACAGCAGCCGTCAAAATCCTGATGATGGGGGAGCGACCCTTGCGGTTAAAGTTCATCACCTCCAGTGATTGCCACAAAGCCTCAGCTTCGTTGCCGGTCTGCTCCATCACCTTCTTGTAGATCTCCATCCGGGTGGCAGCATCAGAGGCAGCAGAGCCTTTCTCTAACGCACCCCAGAGGGAGGTGATGGGGGAAGTGAGTTTCTGAATGGTGCTACGAACCTTCATCTCCTTTTTCATCTCGGCTTCAAGGCTCTTGGCGCTTTGTTCAACGCCGTGGGAGTAGTCATACCCTCCCAAGATACCTGCCTTGTAAAGAGCGTCTAGCTCCGGAGATGTTCCACGCAATGCCGTGGCGAACTGCTTCATGGTGGCAGCAATTGGAGTCATCTTGACCCCGGAGGTTTGCCATGCGGACATGGAGTCCCGCATCAGGTTGGCAAACATGAATGCAGGATCTTTAGTGACCAAGGTGCGAAGTAACTGAGCGGGCTTTGCAATAAATCCAAGGCCGGGGATGTCTGCCTGATTTAACGCTTTTAAAGCCTCCACAAACATAAGATCGTTTGCTTCGTAATAAACTTCTTTGCCATTCTCCAAGACCCGGTAAGCAGCCGGGCCAGTGGTGACACTAGGCATCCGTGCAACTTGCCCGATCCTCATCGCCTGATCCGTGGCGCGACGGGCAGCAATGTTCTTGATCCCAGCCTGAATGGCAGACTGAGTGTTCCGGACAATGGTTTCAAAGAAGTCCGTGACAGGCGCTTCACTGCCGGTCGCAGCTCTAGGACCTTTAACTCCGGAGATGGAGGAAAAGAGCTTAGGCCCCTGAATGTCATCTTCGCCAAGATGCCGATAGAACGGGAAGTAGTCGCCGTGGCTCTTCATTTCAGCGGCACCTTCTGCGCTGATCACGCCCGTGTCACGCATGAAGTCTACAAGACCGTTGTTATATTTAATCCATTTCTTGTGGATCTCAACAAACTCCGGGAACTCTCGTTCAATCTCAGCGGCTCGATCAATGTCAGCTTGTTCGAATAGCTTTTCTTCATACTTACCAGTCTGCGGATTCAGAAGGTATTTAGAGGCGCGTTTAACATCAGCCCAGAACTGATACAAACTCCACACATCCGGTGAGCCGTCAGTGGGACGCTCATAAGCCATCAGCGGCGCATAGATCTTGATTAAACCTTCGACATCGCCTTCGTTAGTGATGACGGTGTGTCCAATCTCATAAACCTGTGCGCCAATTTGTTGAGCAGCACGGTCTGCATCAGCCTTGTTGTCATACTCTCCAAGTTGCTGGAAATCTTTTTCAACAAGGTAACGTTTCTTGTATTTAGGGATACCACCGCGCCGGTCATGCACGCCGAAGGCAGCAGCAGCTAAACCACCCCCCAGATCCGCATAGAGCGCAGCAGATTCAGATTTAACATCCGCAAGCTGCTCTGTGCCGCCCATCAGTTTAATTTGTCGTGCGGCCTCACGGTCATTGCGGGCCATCACATCAAATCGATTAATGAACTGAGCGCGGAACTTGGAGTATTGCGTGGGAGTAAAGGCGTCCTGAATCCGCTCTATAAAGCCGGGGCGGATACGGGGAATGACCGTCTGTGTGACGCGATCAGACACATCAGTGCTGACGGACGGGAGCGTGCGAAGACTGAATTTAATATCAGCCTCACCGCCAAATGTGTCACGCAATTCTGCTTTACTAGCATGACTAATTGGGACCATTTGAGACACGAAAATGCCTCTAGGCGCAGTCACTAATCGATTACCCTGACGGTACTTTTGAGGTTTGAGATATACCTCTTGTTCAGTTTCAGCATTTCTACGATTGATCCGCAATGTTACCGGGATGGGAGTGTCGTATCCGGCATTCATCAAAGCCGTCATGCGATGACGGCCTTCATGGTTTTTAATTTGATAAACCCCGTCTTCTTCAGTGGGTTCAATCTCAAGATATAACTCTTGATCTTCTTGAGCAAGCATTTCCGGGTCTAACGGTTTAGTTTCTTCAGCAATACGCTGACGTTCTTCCTTGGTTGCAGTGGCCCTGAGAAAATCCTCGGGTTTAATAGCCGCAGCAAATGCTTTCGTGTCTTTTTCGCGCCCGCCAAGATTAAACCCGTAAGCACGGACTAATTTGTTGATACGGTCATCAGACCATTTAGCCCGCAAACTCTTACGAATATCCGGGTTAGTTAAAGAATAACCACCTTCATTCCCAATGGCAGATTTAATCTGCAAGGGGCTGTAGACCGCAAGATTCTTAACGCCGTTCTCTTGGACATAAAAGCTATCAAAGCCCATGTTCCGGAGAACCTGTTGCGTCACCGGATCTTCAATGGCAATCCAGTTGTTAGTCTTAAGGAAGTCAGAGTCTTTAAACGAGGTTTCGCGTTGTTGATTAACTTGCCGAAGCACCAACTTGCGGGTTTTATCATCTTCGTAGTCAAACGGGTTCTCTGCCCTGACAAACACCGGGATGATGTTCGGCCCGGACGGCATGAACTTGCCCACGGCTTCACGGTACTCATCCGTTTTATAGATGCTGTTATCCGCCTCAAGCGCAGTGATCTGTTTGGCGGTGTAGCCGTTATCCTTGAGGAGAGCTTTAGCGTCCTTAAGGGTTTGTTTAAGCTGCTCTGGTGTCAAAAACTCGTCAGCATGATCTGCCATCCAGCTTGCTGATTGTTGGGCATACCCGGCAGAGATTTCCGGATTTGGCGATACAAAGATAGCGCCAGCCTGTTGAGGACGGAACTCGGTAATGTCACGGGCAGTGCCGTGGTACATCACACGGGGTTCACCATCTTTATCAACAATCTTGGACTGACCGAAGAATGTTTTGAACTCCGGAGTTTTAGGAGCGCGGATGCTTAAACGAATATCGCCTTTGGCTTGAGCTTTTTCAGCTTGCGCTTGCGTCATGCCAAGACGCGCAGCTTGTTCGGCGGTGGGTTTTTCCTGACCAAACGTGCCAATGTTTCCAATAGAAGATTTAATTTGATCCGAAGAAAACGGCATGATGTGCAGGGTGTTTTTATATACCCCGGTCATGCCTTTTTGTTTAATTCCAAAAGGTCCAACTCTGTTGGCACCGAAATAATCATCAGCCTTTTGTATTAGGCCATCGAAGCCCATTTCTTTGGCAACATCTTGGATAAACTGCCCGGAACTAATGAGTTCTCCGTTGTCATCATAAAGATCGCCAACGGATTTGGAGGCACGATCAAAAACTTCTTGGGCTGTGACTTCCTGATTTTCAAAAATGTAATTTTGAAGATCTGAAGCGTCAGCGTTGTATGAATCAGCCACGGATCCAATGGCTTTAATCAAATCCATGCCGGAGCCAGTTGGTTCGCCAATTGGCTCACCTTCTGCATCGTATTCTGATTCAATCGTGAAGTATGTTCCTTGATTGCCGCGCATATCAAACGGCTTCAGCAAACGGACATACGCCGGAACCACCAAGCCTTCCGATTTGCCTTTTACGGCTTTGGTCGCAGCATGTTGAATGGCTTCATCGTTATACTGATTTTTTAATTCTTCAAAGTTTTCATCCGTGATTTCAATGTCTAAATCATTGTCTGAAAAATAATCTTCTAAAACTTCACCGGCATAAAAGTTGTCATCATAAAAAGCGTCGGATATTTGATCCACTTCGCGGCCAATACGCACCGTAAGATCAGGTCCAACCCCAGCATAGTTCGCGTTTACATCGTCAACGCTGGTAGACAAATATGGACCGGCACCTAAAGCCCCTTCTTTAGATCCTCGCCCCGTGTCAAACACGGTGATGTCGTTGTGCGTAGTGCCGTGGAATGCTTTAAATACAGCAGGACCACCTTTGTAATCCGTGGTATCTACAATAATTGGTGCATCGCTAGACCACTTCTTAAAGTTGGCAGAATCAGTTTGGATATTTCTTAAGCTGGCCTTGACTGGTATGGCTTCATCTGTTTTTTGCTGCCGGAGATCAAGAAGAGCTTTTTTTAGAGCTTCTGCTGTACGGTTGCTATCTTTGCTAAAGACAATATCTTCAGGATCCACAGTATTAACGCGCTGCGTGATGCGAACACGACCTTGTTCATATCCTTTAAAGGTGGTTTGTGCAACGTCTGAAAATCCGTCTAAGCGCGTGCCATTTTTTAATGTCACAGGATTGATCAGATCCCAACCTTCGGTTTTGTTATCAACCACTACGGGCTTGATGTAGCGATCTGTATAAAACACACGCGCATTACGCAAACTAGCTTTAACTTCCGCATTAGAGACAGGGGCAGCGCCCTTCAGCTTGCCCTTCTCAATTGCGCCAAACACATCCTCTGCGGTTTCATAGCCGCCCATGTTCATGGCTTGTTTAATAGCTTTGAACAGGTTGCTTAACCGCTCCATCAGGGCTTTCATCATCCCCGCAGGAGGTTTGGTTTGCCGGAAAGATCCGAAGGCATCAGCGATGGCTTCCTCCATGACTGCCTCGGCATCTCCCTTATAGAGATCCATATAGGCGTCATAACGGGATTGCTGCCCCGGCTCTAACGGTTTGCCATCAATATTCCGGTTCTTGAGGTAGGTGTCGATCCATTCCTTGTTGGCCCGGTCAGTCAACACCTTCCATTGTTGCGGGGTAAAGAAGCCAAGTTCCTTTAAGGCATGAATGGATTCATGGCGCAGAACCCGGACAGGATCAAGATTGTCTAAGGCCAGCTTGATGAGTTGCCCGCTGTAGGAACCTTCATCTTGCATCCCTTCTTCAAGGTTTAACTCCACACCCTTCAGGCCGTACTGGGCCAGAATCTTCTTCAAGATTCCTTGGAGTTGATCTGCCTTGAGCTTTTTCTGAGCTTTAAGAGCGGTGACAGTGGGAGACTCAGCCTGTGGCACTTCCGGCTTTGGTTCAGAAGGGGTCTTAGCCCGCTTCTCAAGTTCCCGGAACTTGCCCTCCGAAACATTCTTGGCAACTTCACGCAGGCTTTTCTTTTCCACCGCCTCGCGCACAAGCCTATCCGGACCTTCTCCGGGTTTAATTCCGCCAACATTCTGAGCAATCTGCCCGGATAAAAACTCTTTAACTTGAGCTTGGTTATCCGGCACAACAAACAACTTGGCCCCGTCCATCTGAGCCTGATAGTTGTCTAACAAAAACTTGAAGGTGTCTTTGTCTACATTGATGCAACCAAATGAATACCGGGAATCTTCGGCGTCCTGATTGGCCAACGCAGCTTTACGTTGAGGAGCATCTGCTTCTTTTAGCCAGACAGAGTGCATGATGGTGATGACAGCTTCGGGATCGTTTAAGGCAAAAACTTTCCCAAACTCATACTCACCAGCGGTCTTCTTGGCCGCTCCGCCTTTTGCAGCATCGACCAGTTTTAAACCAAACAACCCGGCGGGTGTGACGCGATTTGCCGGGACATCAACATTACCCTTGTAGAGATCACCCTTTGCCGCCCCGAACAGTGCTTTGTTTTGAGCAACCAATGTCCCATCTGCGGTGAAGACAAACACCCGGCCACCGGGTTTGTCAGCGATAACAATTAACTTGTCGCCGATTTTTCCGTTTAAAGACGGAATAAGGGTTTGATAAGCCTGCTGGGCCGCATCAGACATGCCCTGAACATTGGACGGAACCTTGGCTAAGTCGATAACAAACTGTTGCGTCGGCGTTTCATCAGGAGCCACAACCTGCGGCGTGGCCTTGGGCACAACCGCATAAGCCTCGGGCGGGTTAATGTTGATTGGGTTAAAGATCAGGGAAATCGACAGAACACCGGCGTGGATAGTCTTAATGATTGAGCGGATGGCAGATGCAACCGCATTGGCACCTTTAGTGGCAAAGAGAACAACATCCTCTTTAACCTTTTGCAAGAACTCTTTAGAGCCTGATTTAACGCCGTAATGATTCTCTAAGGTGACAACATCCGGCGCGGGCAAAGCAGCGACTTGCGGGGCAATAGTTTCTTCCACCACGCGAGCTTCGACGTCGATGGTGATCGGCTCTCTGCCTAGTTGTTTAACTCCGGCATTGACCTTGGCCCGCAAAGGTCCAATCACTCCCCGAATTGATTCGGTGATGGCCTTAGTGCCCTCGGCTTCCAGTTGAGCAATGTCTTGTTTAACGCGCTCAATAAACTCTGGCGTGAACTTGCCGTCTTCTTTAGCGACTAACTTATACGCCGTTTCGAGCTTGGCAATTTGTTTGTCAGGCAGCGCCTCAAGATTACGTTCAATAACATCCGAGATTACCCGAGCTTCAACATCAATTGTGAAAGGCTCAGAGGTTAAACGGGCACGTTTTGGTTGCCTTTTCTGGCCAGCAGTTCTTGCAACACCTCCAGCCGGTTTTTCGGCGGCAGCGATCTCAGCTTCTTGATCGCGCTCTCTTTGCTCATCGAGTTCTTGCGTGATCTTGAGGTTGATTTCCCGGATGGCGCGTTGGCGTTCATTTTCAATTTCCTCAATTTCCAGTAACGGCATCAGGTCCGTGATGGCGAGGTTCAGCTTATGAAGCATCTCCTCGGTTTCATAGCTGATGTGTATACGCTGGCGCAGCTTGTCTTTGATGTATTCAGTGGAATCCTGAACATTGAAGTTGGGCGCATCATGGCGCATCTCATACGGCAGAAAATCATCGAGAGTGCCGTCATTAACAAACTCGCTAACGGACTTGCCAAGGCCTTCGCGTTTAACTAACGGACGATACTGAAGCTCAATCTTCCCGGCACTGGTCCCGATGTCTTTGACATCATTGCGATCAACCTTCCCGATCAGCATGCTGAACAGGTTGGGCTTTAATCCCAGTTTCTCGGTTTGACGAACCTCGGCTTCCAGTTGAGCAATCTCATCCGAGATGGGACGACCCACTTCCTCTAGCCCCGGCTCTGGGCCTTCCACATACGGAGCAGGTTCGCCTTCCGGAACTACTGAAGGGGGCTGGCCTTCTTCTCCAGATACAGGTGGTCCAACATACGCCGTAGGAGGAACCACTCCAGTTCGTTTAGGCTCTGTAGATCCTTTGGGGGCGGATGGTCCGACCTCTCCACTAACCACTCCAGCGCCCGCTCCACTTGGTTCGGTGACAGTTCGTTGAGCATAGAACCCACTCCCTTGAACATCTTTTAAGATTTGATCCACGGTTTCCAGCAAGCCGGAAATGGCATCAAACTTTGCCTGCGTGAGATTGGCGCGAGTTAAAGCGTTTTCGAGCTGGCGAACAACATAATCTGCCTGTTCGGGATCGGTTAAATTCTTCCCGGCAAGCTGATGGTGCAACACATCTGAGCGCGTGATGCCGATATTGGCCAGATCCGCGCCCTTGAGGATGAACTTTTCCGGACCTTTTGGAACCCGGGCAGCAGCCTCGGTTTTGATGATGTTCCGAAGTTCCGCCACTTCCTTTAAATGCGCTGCACGCGCAGCAGAAGCCGGAAGGTTCCGGATGGAATCTGCGTATTCATTCAGGTCTGCAAGAGCCTGTTCCGCATTGGGGCTACGGTTAACCATCTCCACCAACTGCGTGAAGGTGGGGTAGGGGGACTCAGGTGTAGGTTCGACAGGAAGCTCCTGACCATGAGGATACTCAGCACCCTCCGGAGTTTTGCGAGATACTTCCTCTGCGCTTAACCGGCCACGCAGTTCCTTGGCCACACGCATCGCCTCATCCCGTTCAGGACTGGCGGGCATCTGTTTAAGCTGATCTTCATACTGAAGGAGCCTAGTCCATCCTTGAGGCTGGCTGGCCATCGCCACCAAATCTTGGACAGAAGCGACAGTTTTTTCAGGAGCAGGCGGGTTGATCTGTTGCTCTAAATGAGCCAGCTCACGGCTTAAACGGGTAGCAGCTTGGCCAAGGGTTTCGCCTTCTCGTTGCCCAGCAGCTAAAGGCTCGGGAGGTTTGCCACCAAGGATGGTTCCAAAGAACCCGCCGCCTAACGCACCAAGACCTGCGGCAGCGCCCACACCTTCTGTGAGCGACTGATTAGGATCAACCTGCCGAAGACCGATATTCTTGAACAACTGGCCCGCAGATTCTTCTAAGCCCTCGGATGTGGCTTCACCAAATGCACTGACCGGGCGGGTAAATCCGGGAACACCGGCCAGCTTGCGTTCAATGGCAGAACCGCCAATCTTGCTCATTAAACCTGCGGTTGCCAGACTGGCCGCACCAGCACCAGCACCGGCAATGCGTGCGGCGTTTAACGCAGCATCCCGGGCTTCCGGCTCAGTCATACCTTGGGCAATGGCTCTCTTATAGGCATCCTGATAAGCATCGCCGCTGACATCAGCAGCCTGCATACCCACGCCCGTACCGATAGCAGCCCGGGTAGCCCGTTGGCCAACTTGTTGAGCGGCAACCTTGGCAGCTTCTTCTGCCGCAGCTCCAGTTAAACCACGGCCAGCAGCTTCTACAGCGCCACGGCCAAGAAGTTGTGTAACCTTCGCAGCACCCGCAGGGCCAAGTAATAAAGGAACCTGCTCTGCCACAAACGATGTGATAAGGGCAGGATCTTTAAGAGTGGATGTGATCGCCGTGACAAAAGACGAAATGATGCCGTCTTTCTCGGCTTCAGAGATGGCCTGAGAACGTAATGCTTCTCTGGCTTTTAAACCTTCAGATTTAAGGTTCTCACCAGCTTCCGAAATCCATTCTCCGGGCTTGGCCAGAGCCTCGCCCACCCCGGATAAGCCGGGAACTAAACGAAGAAGTTGACCGGGAGCCTGAGCTAAACCACCTAACCCGGTTAAAACACCGGCACCAACGTCAACAGCAGCTTCGCCTGCGGTGCGTTTAGTGGAAGGTGGTACAGGCTGAGGAGCCGGTTTCCGCGCTAAAGTTTCTTCTTGCGCCACACGGTCAATGACAGTTTGATCGGTGTCATCCGGAAACTCAAGGATCGTTCCGTCAAATAACTGAGCGCGGATCGCCATAATTATTTAATCCGTTTGCCAGAAGCATCGTATGTTTGCACGTTTGCCGAGCTTTGGGCGGGCGTGGTGCCTTGCAACTTAGCCGTCAGCCGGTCACGCTCTTGAATTGCCGGGTTAATGATATTGCGCTCAATCTCAGCAATCTCTCGGTCATACTGAGCTTTTTGCTCCAAATACCCTTTGTCTTGCAGCATTTCTTTAGATGCCGGGATTTTCAACATCGGGTACTTTTCGGCAATCTTACGCGCTGTTTCATAGCCTTGGTTTAGCCGTGAAATGATGCCGCTTAATGCAGTCGCAGTTTTAGCGTCATTCAGTTCTTCCGCACGTTGTTTAAGTTTTGCCGTTTCAATCACTGCTTGGTGAGCTTGACGCGACATCTCAAGTTGCGTGGCAGACTGCCGATCAGCAAAATGAGTGCGCTCTGTACTCGTCAACTTGTCATAGTTGGCCTGAGTCTCAATGTCCAACTTAGCCAGTTCCTGAGAAATCTTCCGTTCGTTCTGGAGGAAGGCCAAAGCCTTGGCTTTGTGTTCACGTTCTAACTCAAGATTGCCAATCTCCCGGGCTTCCTTGGCTTTTCTCAGCTCAATGACAGCTTGTTCATGGGCCAGAGCAGCTTTAGTGGCACCCGCATCACGGGCGTCCATGCCCGCCTGAACAGCGTCATAAGAATTACCGCGAGTGGAAAGATCACGGAAGAAAGCGCGTAAACGGGTCCAGTCATCACCAGCACGGCTTTGTGCAAGCTGTTGGCGACGTTCTTGATCTGCCCGGGTAATGGCTGCAATACCTTGCTCTTCAAATTCCGGAGAAGCTTTCTTTCTCGCCAAGATGGCGGCATCTGCGGCTTCCACGGCTTGTTGCGCTTTAGCAATCTCTTCCGGTGTTTTGTATTTTCTTAACGCTGCTTCAATGTTGGGCGGAGCCGGAATTTCTGCTCTGGGCACAGCCGGAGCGGGCGGAGGAGTTAAAGCTGCAATACCGCTATCAGGTGTCGATTTTACGACAGCCGGAGGTTCGCCACCGGGCGCAGCAGGGACATCTTTATCAGGCTTGGGACCGGCAGTCCATATGGCTGAAGGTTCTGCGCCGGTTGCCGGAGAAACTACGGGCTTGCCTTCCATCAGTGCGCTAATCCCATGCCCGGGCGCACTAACCAGATGTTGCGCTACTGTTTTAGCGCCACCGAGCAAACCCCGGCCAATAGCCATTGGAACATCTTTAAACGTATATTCCAGCGCCTGACGAATGCCTTGCCGATCTGCGGTGGCTCCGCGATAACCCCTGCCTAGTTCCGCATCAAGCCGTTCATCTGTCATCCGATCGCGGGGTCGAGCCGCTTCCGGTGAAACAGCAACATCACTGCGATTGACTTGCGGGCCAAGCTCAACAGCTTCATCAGACCGAGTGCGACGCGCCGTGTCATCACGATATAAATCATCGCCAAGATCAATGGCGGAATCTGAACGACGAAACAATCTGCGCCGACGAGTTTCAGGTTCTTCAGCCTCCGGGACTTCTTCGCCATCAGAGAACCCAATAATCCCGCCCTCTTTAAACTCCATGTTAGAGGGTAAACCTGCCACACCTTGGCCTTGCAGCATCTGTGCTGCCATCTGTGCCACGGCTTGGGGGTTTTGGGCCATCTGCTGTTGCTGGGCCTGTTTCTGAGCCATGATCTGCCCGGCGATCCCAGCCTGCTGCCCCATGTCTCGCATGCCCGGCATGATGCCTTGTGGGGCGGCAGTTTGCTGGATCTGCTGATTGATCTTGCTGGCGACCGTGGGCTGCGGGCCTTGAGGGCCGGGAGCAGTGGGGGCAGATTGCTGTTGTAAGACCTGAGAGGCTTGTAACAGCGCCTGCAACCCGCTGGGAAGCTGAGTGTTCATCATGTTTAACTCTCTAGTTGACCGTGCCCGTTCCGGTATTGGTTCCGGTGCCCGTGGACGTATTAGTGCCGGTCCCGGTGCTTGAGCTAGTTTGAGTTCCGGAAGTTCCCCAGCGATTGATAATGTCTGTAAGCGTGGCCAATTGCGAAGCCGTCAGACCAAGTTGACTGAGAGCCGTGGTGTTGGGCGTGGTGGAGGTGGTGCCGGTGGGCAGGCCAGACAGCAGGCTTCCAGCAAACTGAACCTGTTTATACGGAGCTTCCCGTTCGGCTTCAAACGCAGCTTTCTGAGCTGTGATGCCTTCTTGCTCGATAGCCCTCTGGGCGCTGCCAAGACCCGCCAGCGCATTGATCTCACCGATCCGGCGCTGTTGTTCCGCATTGTATTGATTGAGTGCTTTGTCATAGGCGGTCTGGTACGCCTCACCCGTGGTCCGAGCCTGAAGCGCAGCAAGGTTCCGAGCATTCTCGGTTCTAGCCAGAGCCTCCCTAGACCCACCAAATGCTCCTGCCCGGGTAAACTGGCCCTGTAAATTCTGTTGAGTAATGTCAGCCTGCCTGCGCTGTTCAGCCAACTGAGGAGCAAGCGACATCTGGATATACGGGTTCATGTATTGGTTGATGGCGTTTGCATCAAATCCTTGCCCTAACCCGCCAGCCAGATCAAAGGCCTTCTGCTGAAGACCGGAGATGCCCGCAGTTAGCGGACCTTGATACGCCTGATACGGCTCTTTAGACAGAGCCAGCCCACGGGACAGGTAGTCCGAAACATAATCACCCACCCACGGAGCCAGAGAGGTTTCCGTGGTGGTGCCATAAGGAGCGTTGCCGCTAACGCCTGTTCCGGTGTTTACCAGACCTCCAGAGGGGAACGCCACTGCACCACCGCTGGCAAACTTGGCAATTCCACCGGGTGTAAATTTCTCCGGGTTAATCTGTTTACCCTGTTTGGTAGTTCCGGTGCGTGCTTTACGCACGCGATCCATCATCTTATAAAGTTGGTTAGCCCCGGCTTCAGAGTTCCCATTCCCAAGATGGGATACCACATCCGCAGGGATCACAAACTCACCATGACTGAGTTTGGCAGGTTGTTTATCATCAATAGAGCTAGGAATCTTGTCTGCCATGCCATCTGTGGGTCCGGACAGATATCGGCCTTTGGCTAACTCTGCAATGCCGCCGGTGGCTTTTTCCACGGGCTTGGCAACCAACTGATTAAACTGATTCATGGTGTAACCCTCTGGCACGGGCAGAGGTTTTGGTTGAACAGGAGGAGCGGCAGGAGCCATTTGAGCAGCCGGAGCAGCTTTGGCCAGACGCGCTAAACCTTGGGCTTCTGCGGTGTCAGCAGTTTCAGCGGCAGTTTTATCAGCAGAAGATAAAACATATTTCGGGGTGGTAAACGCCCTAGATCCCATCACAGCCTGACCGGAATACGGTTTATATTCCGGTTGTGCAACTTGCTGCCTGATCGCCGTGAGTTTGGGGATCGTGCCTTTCCAACCTCCCGTTTTAGGAGCTTGGCTAGTAGACAAAGCATAGGCAGTGCCTAACAACCCGGCAATGCCTTGGGGGGTGGATAACTTTTCTACGGCACCTTTGGCTAACCCTATCAATCGGGCAGAATCACTCCTGCTAGACGGGTCATACGCAACTTGGCCATCTTGGTTGTAATACTTTCCATCCGGGCCAATTGCCGTGCCGTTACTAAAATAGCGCCAGCCATAACCGGTTTGCCCCGGCAAAGCAGGGTTGGTAATTTCAGTCACATAATCTGATTGCGCGGTATCTGATGTTTGCGAAGTATCCGCTCCACCACCACTTTGCGGACCGCCAACATCCGGATCGCTAGAATCAGCCGAAATACCATCATCATATTCATACCAATAGCCGGAATCATCATCGCCATAACCTTCGATCCATTGACGTTGAATAGCCATAATTATTCCTCTTCTGCCTGAGTGTCAGGCTCTTCTTTACGCAAGGCGTATAAGGTGGGCGAGAATGCTTTGGTGATGTCAAACTCGGGCATTTCTGAATACCACGGCTGAGTTGTCGGCCCTACTAGCGATTGTATCCCTGCCGGTGTCTGAGTGCTAGTTCCAGTGCCCAAGAACCCAGAGGCAAAGTTTCGTGCCGCAGCCGGGGAAGTGCCGCTGGAAATTAAGTTGGTGAACAACGATTTCAGCCAATTAGGCCACGCTGCATCCGGCTGGTTTGCCGGAAACTCATTAGCATCCTCCCCGGGGGTATAGGGAGGGGTAAAATCTTGCGCGTCTTCACCGGGTGTATAAGGAGGCGTAAAGTCTTTTGCATCCTCGCCCGGTGTATACGGGGTGGTTTCTACCGTGTCGTTGCCGGTAGCGCCCGCAAGGGTATCGTAATCGCTGACACCAACTCCCGCCCCTAAACCTGCCCCGGCTTCAGCCTCACCTTGATCGGCATCGACAGCCGTGCCGCCAGCCACATCAATCCTCTCGATGTTATCGCCGCCGGTCAGCGTATCGTTAGCGCCAGTTAATGTATCTTCGGCAACACCGGTTAGCGTGTCATTGGTCGCAGCGCCTTGCAAGGTATCGTTTACATCGGTTATCCCCATGTTATCCACAGGTTTAACTTCTGTACCGGATAACAATTCTTGGGTTTCAGCTTCTGTATACCCTGCTTTTTGAGCGGCATCTGCCACAGAATTAAGGTCTAAGCCGGGGGTGATCACCTCACGTTCAACTGGAACGGGTGGCACCTCTTGGGTTACAGGCTCAGATACAGATACCTGCCCGGCTTGATCCACGGTCAGTTCGCCGGTTTCTCCGGGGATGGTCGTAGATTTGGTTTCACCAAGCTCTTTTAACAAATCTTGCATCTCGGGTTCTGAATATCCTGCCTCTTTAGCGGCTGATGCCACGGAGTTCAGGTCCAGCCCCGGTGAAATAACATCCCTATCAATGGCAGGAGACTCATCTACAGAAGCTATAGGCTCGCGGGGCAGGAACGGGCCAATTGTTTGTTCCGTAGGCGTTCCGGTCAACGGGATAAATTCTTCTGGCCCGATTGGCTCCAGAATACTAGGCCCGATTTGGCCCGGTTTTGGCCCAACCGGCTCGGATTCCTGTCCATAAAACTCGCGGATGATTTCCGGAGCAGTATTTACCAAGTCTTTAACTTCTTCTTTAGTAAAGCCCGCTTCTGCTGCAACCGCCGCCACAGCGCCCGCATCCAAAGCCGGAGAGATAACTTCTTTGTTAATAACCGGCGGCTGTTCTACGACAGCATTGCCCCCAGCCACGGTATCCACCACCTGCACATTTCCGGATGGCTCAACAACCAAGTTTTGCCCTGCCCCCGGAACAACTGCTGCCGCAGGAGCTTCGGGCGTCTCAACTTGTTTGGCGGTCGCTAATTCTTGCGTAACTCTGTTTAAAGTATTTGGCCACTCTGGCGTGGCTTCATTTTGCCTGAGCCAAGCCTCAACACGAGTTTTTGCCTGAGCGTCGGTTAGCGTTCTGCCATATTGAAACTCAAACGCTTCTTTTTGATCTGCGATTTTCTTCTGAATAAATTGATCCCATGCCGTCTTTTCAGCATCTGTAGCCTGAAAACTTGGGTCGCGCATCTGCGCGATGGTCGCCGGGGTGGTGCGTTCTGGCGCGGCCTTGGGTGCTAACAATTCATTGTAGGCAGTCCAATCTACCGGCTCTGTTCCGGTTTGTGCAACAGGGGCGGCGGTGGTGGGTTGCGTGGGAGCAGCCGGTTGCGGCGCAGCAGCCTGCTCCACGGGCGGCGTGGTTTTAACAGGGTGGTTAGAAATATATTCTGGGATGATGGTATTTAGCATCGTCCCTTCATTGGTTTTCCCAACAAATTGATTTAACAGATCTTCTGTGACCGGATAACCTGCGGCTTCAAACGCAGCCTTGGCCTCTTCTTTGGTGACAGTTTTGTCATCGACCAAATTGGCAATTTGTTGTTTAGTTTGTTCTGGAGTTTCTGCCGGGTTGTTCAAAAAATAATTGATTTCTTCAATTGAAGGTTCGTATTCAAATGACTTAAAGATTTCTTTGATGGGGTCTTGTTTATCTTTTACATACTGTTGGATTTGTTGGCCAAGATTGGTATCCGGCTTATTGCCAATCAATTGCTCAATGTCAGCTTCAGAGGGGATAAAAGAGCCGGGAATTGTTTTAAACGCATCTAAAACTTCTTGCCGGTCTACAGTGTTGTTATCTACATAAGCCGCCCACGATGACGGCATCGTAAAGCCAGCTTGTGCGGCTTCTGACTTTTGTGCAGCATTTGTCCATCCGCTACGTTGAGCATAGAAATCTGCCGACGTAGTGTCCCCTGCCGCTTGATAATCTGCGTAATTGTCAAAGCCTGCGTTTTTGGCAGTGGTTTGATTCGTTACAAATGTATCCCACTCATCCGGAGAGGTGTACCCATTAACAGACGCCTCCAGCTTCTCGGCGCCGTCTTCCCAGCCCTCTTCTTTTGCGTAGTAATCTGCTGCCGATAAATTGCCTGCGTCTTTAAAGTCTGCGTAATCTTCAAATCCTTTGCTCTTTGCCAGAGCTTCATTGGAGTGATCCGTAACGTCTTTTGTCACCGCTTTTAAGATGTCTCCGGAATCCACATACGATTGCAGCGTATCTTGAGACGGATCTAAACCAAATTCTTGTGCGTATAACTGTTTAGCTGTGATTAAGTTGTTTAACGTCGGCTGAAGCAAAGAAGCATTGAGCAATTCACTTTGGTTAAATGACGCAACAGCTTCTTCTAAATTGGTTTTTTTAGTGGTGATGGCTGTTTCAATACCGGGTATTGACCCTTTCAAAACATCCAATCTATCGGTTACGGGTTTTAAGCTACCGACAACCGTGCGCTCAACTTCTTGCTCACCGGCAGGCATGCGGTAAACGCTACCGTCATCAGCCAAAAACCATTGATCTTCCCCGGTTTCTGGATTTTTATAATAAGTTGTTTCTGTTTCTGTATATGTACCGCCAAATAAATTGCGATGCGCGGTCGTGTATTCTTCAACTTTAGGATTGATAATCCCTGCTAGTCGATTGGCTTCAGCGGCCAATTGACCGGGGCCGGGGGCAAACTCATAAGGCGATTCATCGTACTGTTTATAAGTACGAGTTTCTAAATTAGATCCGCCCTGCCCATCATCCACCCAAATTTGATTTGTTTCCCAATGCCACTTAGCATCTGGTTTTTCACGAATATAATTTCCAGACCAATTGCCATTTTCATCTTCTTGCGGCCTATAACCATTCGCCGCCGCCCATCCGGCCCAATCCCTTGCTCCAAGCGCAGCAGAATCATATTGGGCTTTAAGGCCCATGATTTCGCTGTATTGAGCGTTTAATGGCGCAATTTCGGCGTTGTATTTGCTAACTAATTTGTTTTGTTCGCCAATGTTATTGTCATAAGCTAACAGCGCAGCTTGATATTCATTATTGGCAGTTTTAACTGTGGTTGTGTCATCTTTCATTTGCGAGCTATATTTGCCCGCGCCAGAAATAAATGAATTGATCACCGCAGGACCAACTTTACTAAGGTCCCCGCCGGATAACGCCGTATTGGCTAAAGCTGTTTTAACAGCACGTTGAAGTCCTGCTTCTACGGCATTTGCCGGTTCGCCAAAACCCGGCGCATCTTTGAGTGCAGCGTCAATAGAAGCCGTGACGCCAGCCGCCAATCCTCCGGTGATACCGCCTTTTAGTAATGCGGCTATCGGATCTTTGTTTGTAAGTAACGCGCTAGTTCCACTACGAATTGCGCCGCCTGCCGCTCCGCCAAGCACTCGACCCATAGCGTTAGCTACGGCGCTATCAACCCCTTCCCGGGCCAATGAAGAACTAACAGATGATGCAACGCTTCCGGCAACAGCAGACCCAGCATAAACAGACACGCCGTTAACAACGGCGGATTTCAACACATTTGATAAATTTTCATCTCGACCAAGCGCCATCCCCGCTGAAATAGCGCCAGCACCAATGGCAGTGGCTACTGCGGGAGTAATTGTCCCGGCGCCCAACAAACCGGCAATGCCTGCGCCGATTGCTTCCGCAGCGCCAACTTCAACCAATAAAAAAACTGCGGCTTCGGGCATTTATAGCTCCACCACAAAGACATTAAATTTCTTGCCTTCGTGTTCAGCTTGATATTCTTTAATATCAAACCCTTTGATGGTTTTAACTAACCTCTTAAATGGGTCATTTTTAATTGCAGGAGTGTACGCATACGCCACTTCCACGTTGATGTTTTTCAAAAACTTTAAAAGTTGTTTGATGTTTTTTACCATTGCCTCGGCGCTGGCTTCTTTGCCAAGGATATGAATTTCCACCACAGATTTAGCGCGGACCAAAAGCAAAAACAGCACATTCCCAAGATGCACTAACTTTGCCCCGTCATCTTTTAAGACGCGAGCCAACTTTTGCAAGTTTTCCTGAACTTCTTTTTCGGATTTTGCCGTCTGACGATAATGCTCTGTCGCAATACGCAGCACAGTTTCGTTGTGTTTTTGATCTGAAGTGCCAGCCATGTTTAACTCACTGGGTCAGGTCGTAGAAGGAAATCGACCCCACGCCGGAGCCTTTGGTAGCTCCGGACACGGTTCTGACTGCCAAGGTGTAAATATCACTGACGTTGGCAAGAGATGCCCCGATCTGTAAATCCCAGTTGTATCCGGTTGGAGAAGAGGTGTTCGTCACTCCGCCGCTACCACTAGACGTTACATAGTCTGTCTGAACAATTGTCCCAACAGATGAAATCGCCGTGGCTGCAACGTCATATTCAACATTTGAATCCGAAGGCACGGTAGCCGCCCATGTCGCGCCGGTCAGTGTCGGGTTCTTCATAAGAACCACTTCATAGTTCTGATTGGTTAATGGCAGAAATTGAACCCGATTAGGCAACACCACGGCTCCCAAAGCCGTGGATGCTAGCCGGATAGACACAATCGGATAGAACGTAGAAGCCGTGTCAATGTTTAAAAACTCTGAGGTACGTCGCGCCACATGGTCTATCGAAGTTTGCTCAAATCCGCCCTCTGATACCACGGAGCAGCAGATCTGCGTGAGCGTTGCCGCTAAAGCTGAGGTTGTGGTGATCTCATACCTCACCGGCAGAATCGCCGTGGTCATGTAAACCGAGGTAATGTCATTAGCGTTATTAAACGTATGGCAGACGATGTATTGCCCATTGATGATAAAGCCACATCGAACCGAACCAACGCCTAGCCACTCAAAATCCATCCAAAGGATCTGAGCCTTAGACGGATCTAGCGTTAAACCACTATCTCCGGTGCCGTCCAGTTTGTCGCCATTCCATTGAGATTGCGGCACCGACCGCGCATCCGACACAGAGCCTGAGATATATGATCTCAGGACAAAAGAATACGTCCCATCCACGCGCTGGAAGAAGACCCCGTTCTGCGTATTAAAGTAGCCAACCCGTTGCGTCAGGTTCAGGCTATTGCTTGCGTCCATCACGAACGTTGCAAGGACCAACAGCCCTTTGCCGGGCTGATACGGAAAACTCCTGTACGTTTGCCGAACTACTGACCCCACGCCTCCGGCTGTGACAGACAGTGATACAGACGCCTGATTAGCGTTGTAGGTCGTGGAACCCGTGCCAGATGTAGAAGTGTCAAATTGATTGTCAGCCGCATACCGGTTCTGGCTATCAAACAGGGTATAAGGCTGGCTAACTCTGATCCTGCCAAACGCATCAGTATTGGTGCCATCAATGGAAACCGGGATTGGAGAAGTGGTTGCCACGATCTGCCCCAATAGACTATTTAAACGGTTAAAATACAAACGCAGGATGTTATTAAACTGCTCCTGATACCGGGAATCGTAATCCTGCGGGGCAAGTGGAAGGTTAGGCGGTGGAACCGCCTGTGCATTTGTAATGAGTAAACTCATCGCCTGCCGTCCTGCCGGATGTCAATTCGCGGGAAGCCCAACTGCCATGCTGTGTCAAGTTGTTCGTTCTCGACCTTCAGGATCATCTGCCTGCCACGGACTCTGACATACACCTGACCGGTGAACTTTTCAATCGGGACTGTTGCCGTGCGTACAACTTGAGCGTTGTCCGATCCGCCGACTGAACGTGGTGAGTTATACCCAGAGCCGGAGTTCTGCATCGGGATGAGCGTGAGTGTTGCCACCGGATTCTCAGCCGTGGAGCCGGAGAAGGTGATGTCAGGCAACATCCTCCAGACAAACCCAAACTTATCGCCATCATCAATGTCAAACTCAGACGAAGCGATATAGGAATAGATCGGCGCGGGCGTGGCAGTCTCGTAATCGTTTAATCCATATTCATGGTAAACGATGTTGTTGTTATACGTTGCAGCAATAGGATTGGGCAGAAGACCGGAATCTAGCCATGCTGTCCGGGCGATGGTCCCGTAATACCAGCACTTCTCGATGTAGTTGTAGACCACATACCGATCAATGGTGGTGTTAGGGTTGTTGACCGTTCCGGTTCCATCAGGGCCGGTAATAGAACAATAGAACCACCAGACCTCGTTAAACCCTTCATTGGTTCCAGCAAAGATCTGTTCATTTTGACCTTGATTCAGGTCGCTAAACACAAACTTCCTGAGATCGCAGTTCAGGGTCTGTACCCGGCCATCATAGGCATAAAACTTATCCACACCCATCCAGTAGACCACGCCGGATGCTAACGCCACGGCGTTCTCGCTCTGAATCGAGATGTTGTCACCAAGTAATTGACTGCCCCATACAACTGGCGGGCCAAGATACTGAAGCGAGTAAACAGAGGAGTCGGTAAACACCACGATCTCCTGCCGGGTCTGGATGGCAGTGATGATCTGAGAGCCGTGGGATAGGGTTAAATCACCCGCTTGATTGGTTGCCGCAGGAATCCATGTCTGGGCATCTTCCTGACCAGACCAACGGATCAACATGGGGTTTTGAGCGCCTAGAGTGCCGGTGTCAGCATCATAAGGATTCGCCCCGAAAGCGAACACAAATCGGCTGGTATCCGATACAAGAATGTAGTTCTGGAGCGTTGGAGTTCCCGCATCTCCCAAAGATGACAGGCTCACTGCCCGGGAGGTGTACCCTAAGTTGGCATCCCAGTAATATATGTCTCCGCCGCGAGGCCCAAAGATTAAATCCTGCCCGAAGTTTGTTTGGCTCCACAGCCTGATCGTGGTTACGGTCGTTGAGGTAGTGCCATATCCCCAGCCAGTATTTGCCAAACCTGCTGTCACTCCGCCCCAGCCACCACCACCCCAGCCTGAAACAGGCTGTTGAACCGCCGGGGCCACCGGCAACTCATAGGCTACAGAAAACGATCCGCCACCTGCCGCAACCGTGGAGGTGGCATTAGAACTTGCCGTAATGGTGTAGTTGTTGGCGTCCACCGCCGTGACAACGTATTCGCCGCTAAGGGTTAAACCACCAATTGTGACGCTTCCCGTAGAGGGAAGGATCACATAGTCCCCGGTTTGAGCGCCATGAGATGGCGCATAGACATTGACGGTGGGAGATCCATTGGTCGTAGAAAGCGGATTTAAAGTTAATGCCACCGTGCTAACGATGGGTGTTATATCGTAGTAGGTACCACCACTAGAGACATAAAACTTAATGTTGGTGCCTACGCCAATCAGGTTCGTGCCATCTAAGGTGATCCAATTCCATAGACTGCGGCAGACACCTAAAAATGTATTGGAAGAAATCCTCTGCCATCCGCCAATCTTCTCAGGCGTTCCTTGGCGGAATCGAATTTTGTCGCACTCATACCAACCGTTCTCGTTGGCATAGCGAGTGTTTTCTTTGTTGACTCCGGCTTTGAGAACTATCTTTTTGAGCGTCATGGCTTATGTCACCAAAAGAGGCATGAAAGAACCGCCAACGCTATTGGTAAACGTAATGTTGGCATTGCTGCCTAAGTTATTACAATAGTCGCCAACCCATGTGCCGCCAGCGCCATAAAAGTTTGTTATCTTGGCATACGAAATGGTTTTGGTAGAACCCGTATTGTTGTTCATCAACATATAACTCCCGTCAGAGGACTGAAGAGTTATAAGATTGCCAGCGGTTCCATTGGCAGAAAAATTGTTAGCAAATACATGGGTGTAATTGTTGGTTTTGTCTGACCCAAAAATTAAAGTGTATGGCGCTGTGGTCGTGACCGATAAACTATAGTAGTTGATATATAAGTTAGAGCTGCCATAAATCTTATAAGTGCCGCCAGAAGAAGTTCCGGCTAAAACCAAATTATAAAAAATATAAGCAGACGGATTGTTGGTTCCGGAAACATTGATTAAAGCACTTGTGCCTGTGAATGTTACGGTTGATGTCCCGGCAGAATAAGTGGTTAATCCAGAAGCCGTAAAAATGTTGGAAGCGGCAGAAGACCCTCTGATTGTCCAAGAGCCATTTCCCAAAACTAAAGAACCGCTGGTAGCTGACACCCTCGTTAAAGAAACATTGTAGCCATTGGCGCTAAAATATCCTCCGGACACAAACAAAGTGGTGCCGTTGTTTAAAACAGTGGTAGACGTAGAATCCCAGTTATCCAGTAAAACAACTTGCCCACTGCCGCTCGCGGTCAGATATACATTAAATGTTGCGCCGTTGGTAGTGATATTTTGTGTTCCAGAGCCTTGGCAGTTAAGCGCGCAAATGGTTCTGGTGGTTGTGCCTGTTCCGCCACTTTCCCAAGTAACATTAACATTGGTTTTTATATTGCCGTTTAAATAAAACCCGTTGATTGTTGTCCAGTCATAATAAAAAGTGCCGGTCCACGCTGACGAATCAAAGTCATTGATAACGGTGCTGCTGGCGGCATTGATTTTTACTCTGTCAGCCGGGCTATTAGCATCAAAAATGGCATTTGAGGATGCGCCATTAGGAACTCCGGCACCGCCGGGACCACCTGAATAAGATGCCCAATATGTTGAATTGTTCCAATTTTTTGTGCCGGTTGCCCCGGAGCCAACCCAATAATAGTCAGCCATTTATGACTCCAGTGAGACGGCGACTACATCCCATACTGAGCTGGCGCTGTTAAACAAACAGCCGACATACATGGTTTTAGAGGCCACGGTAGTGGTTGGTAACGTAGCGCCGCATGCGCGGAAAGAATTGGTCCCGGCGGTTGTCCACGTTAAAGTTCTAGCCGTGCCGTCATCTTTAAACCTAAAAATAAGTTTTTGACCATTGGCAGGAGTTCCGGAATCGGCATTGATCGTTAAACTTCCAGCCTGAGCAGTGGCGCAATACTGGTCAAAATTATCGCTATTAGGCGTAAGCGGCGAAGAAATACTTGCTGTGCTGCTGACCCGTGGATTGATGCGTTTGTTAGTCAGCGTATCTGTCGTGGCGCGGCCTACCAGAGTGTCGGTGCTGGTCGGCAGCGTCAAAGTTCCGGTGTTAACGATAGACGCTATATTAGGCGTCGTGAGCGTCGGCGATGTGGCCAGAACATTGGCCCCGGAGCCTGTGCTGGTTGTGACACC